CAAATTTCTGCTGCTTGACCGCTGGCTGGTGAGTTCTGCAAAATGCCGATTGGCTTGTCAGTGACACCTGAACAAACATCAACGGTGGTTGCGGAAGCCAACTTCACGAAATGAAATTGCTTTGCGCTGAGGTCAGCAGATGCGGTTAACTGCCCCAACTTGATCTGTGCTGCTTCGTAAGCCATTACTTAGATTCCCTTCTCGGAGAGGTATGTTGAATATAAATCCTTGTTGTTATTGGCCACCACTGAGACGGCTTTAGCAAACGAAGGAGCAGTGCCGGTAGCGACAAGATCGTTAGCAAGCGCTTCAATCTTTGACCAAGCGTCCGCAGCAGCGTCCTTAGTGTCACTTCCGAGTTCTTTCAAAATGCCGGATTCGCCGAGCGCACGAGCCGAAGCAGTGAACACTGCCTCAACGGTTGCTGCGATTGCCGGCAAAGCCTTACGCAACTCAACCAAAGCCGGTGCGAATTCTGCTGGATTAAGTTCCGGCAAAATTGACCATGCGTGAGCAGCGTCAGTTGCTTTTTCAAGTTCACGATCAGCCAACAAAACTTCGTTTTCTTTACGAACGTCGTTCAATTCCTTGCGGAGATCGGTCAATTCCTTGCGCAGAACTTCAGCCGGCGATTCGCTCTTGGCGACGTCAGCAGGCGCTTCTACGACTTCCTGTTCCTGAGTAATTTCAAGTTCCACGTTGTCTCCCTGTGGTTCGGTTGATGCGTCCGTCGGTTCAACGGCAGCACTTTTGATAACTAGCCAACCTTCGTGAAGGTGGGCAGGGTGGTCCACACCACTCGTCTCAACCACTTTTAGTTCAGCGAGTTTCGTGCTGCGAGCCATCGGTAACCACTTTACTCACGAAGCCTTCGGCTTTCATTGTACCTTCCGGGCTTTTACCGGCTGAATAGAAATTTCATGCAGTTTATTTATGACGGCAAAAAGTTCACGTTCTTCTTCAGCGCCTCGGACGGTCACTCTTGTCAGAAACTTCAATGCCGTGTTTATGTCTGCTAGTGACAGTTGGGCTTTTGACATATTCAATATCCGTTTCGTGAAGGACAACGCTGCTGACAACCATGCGTTTCGGTATGTGAATTACCGAATCTACACAGTCGTCGGGCGAAATGCTTTGCGCTACGGAAACATGGTTGCGTTTACCGCCACGCTTAGTTTCAAGTTCCCAACCGACGGTGTAAACAACGTAAGCGTCGTTGTCGGTCATCTCGTCTAAATGTTGCCAATGGTTTAGATCAGCGTGAGCGTCGTGCCAAATGACAAGAATTGTTTTCATTCTTCATCGTCTCCCATCTCGTCAAATAACTCCGGGAAACATTCAGCGATTAGGTCGTTGGCATGGCCGAGTAGTTCCCAACCAAACTGAGAAGCCATTTCTTTTGATAAGCAAAACTCGTAAACGGTTTCCGAGCGTGCATCACGCAAATGAATAAGCAAAGCACGGCCAGCGCCGGCTTCATTCAAGATAACTATTTGCTGAGCGTTGTAAGCGTCAACGAATGTTGAGTTGGTTAGATCGTGCCATTCGTCATCGTCAATCATTCCCACAAGCGTAATCTGTTCCACGCCAGCGTGCTGTACCTTGACGTATCGGCACTAATTCAAGATTGAAGTCGCCGTCTCCTTCTTTGTAGTCAACAATGGCGATTCCTTGTTGCCAATCCTCGTGGCGCACAATAGGACGCCCATCAAGGTCAACACCGCCTTTAACGGAAGGTACAGCGCCGTCAATGCGTGCTAAGCAACCTGCCGAAGCAGCAAGGATTGTTCGTGGTCCGTCGTGGTCCTCACGTGTCATTTCCGCCCATTCACGACGGTGAATGTGACCGTAGATCACGCTGACTTTTTCTCTAGCCAAAAACTTGCTGGCGGTTACGCCGTTGCTGTTAACTCGGTCGCCGTGAATAACTCGCAGACGTTCGTTAATCCAAAACATTGACGCCGGATAACCAGCAAGGAACTCAACACCGTAATCGTCAAACCGGCAAAGGAACGGAACGCTCATTACAGGCCAAGACTCAGGAAGGTTTCCACGACGCAAACCGAAAGCAGCAGCAGCATTAGTGGCGATACTTCGTGGCAAGCGTTCCTCGTGATTGCCCGCAATCCAAACGATCTTGGCGTTCGGTGCTGCTGCACGTAGTTGTGCGCACAGTAACGTCGCACGGTCAAGCGCTGCTTGTGTCGTACGTTGATACGGCGCAGTAGTTAAATACTTACCAAACTCCGGGAAGTCTAAGTTGTCGCCAACAAGAACAAGAACGTCGGGTTGAGCGTCCTTCGTTATTGCTAAGGCAACTTCTAGAGCAACCTCGTCGTGCGTCGGTTCAAGCGAATCATCAGCCAACCGAAAGTAACCGATCTGCATATCCGGCAACACAACGGCTGTTTTCCATTCGCCGGCTTTCTTTTTGCCGGTTGCTTTTACCGGCGGAAGTTTTATTGACGGACCTTGAGTAATGACTGGCCACGCTGGACCATCTGCCCATTGCGGACTTAATTGAACGCCGACGAGGTCGTGTACTTCTGCTTCGCCTTCTTCATTCTTAGTGAGCGACTGGTAAAGCGAAACCCGTTTGACTATTCCGATCTCGTCAATGTTGATGCCGTTGCGATCAAGTAAGTCGGCGATACGACCTAACGCTTCACGCTTAGCGTTTGTAGATAAGGCTTGCGTGGGTTCGTTGTCTAGTTTCTTTTTAAGCGCCATCAGAAACCACACGCACAACGAAATGAAATATGTTTTTGAATGGTCAATGCGCTCACTTCGTAACCTTCCGATAGTAAAACTTTGTGCAACCAAATACAGTTGTAACCGCTTTGCCCATTAACTAAACCGGCGTCACGTTGGTTTCTAATCTTTTGAATTGCGTCATCAAGCGCAACGAGTTCATCGCCGTCAAGACCGTTGCGAATCCGAGCAACCGAACAAAGCATTCCCCGCTTTTTTTTATTAGGCGAATCTGACAACGAATCTTTCAATGACATTGACACGCTCCGTTCTTTGATGACAGCGTACACAATACGAAGGCTTAATGGAAGCATTAAATAATGCGTCTAGTTTTTTTACGGAAAACACATCTCGCACTACCGCTATGGCGTATAGTTACCGTTACCGTCAATGAGGAGGAAACAATGACGCAATTAGCATTTATTTTTGATGAGGCTTTGGAGGAATCTAAAGCACACGCCCGTTACCGAAAGTTTCACGAAGCGAATCCGCACGTGATTGAGACGTTGTCCGTGTTGGCCTTGCGCCTCAAAGATCGTGGCCACAAACACTACGGTATGCAAGCCTTGTTTGAAGTGTTGCGATACGAAACGGCGATGCGCACAAACGACCCTTCGTCACAGTTCAAACTCAACAACGATTACGCAGCATTTTACGCACGGGACGTGATGCGCCGGTATCCGGAACTAGAAGGTTTTTTCTCTATTCGCCGTTCGGTTGCCGACGAATGAGCGCTTGCGAAATACGAGGTAGTAAGGCTTTTTTCTATAAGCCTTGCCTTAGCGGTTATGGGTTAGTAAACTCTTGATTGTGGGAATTAACGAAACAACCAAGGAGCAAAAAATGAAAACAATCAAACTGCATTGCCCAGCAGCAGCAAGCGCTTTAAGTTTTACGACTGACGGCGAATCAACGACGTGCCTTATCAAGCACGGTTTGATTATCACCAACAAGGGAATTGAGTTCCCGAAGTACCTACTTGACTCGGTTATGTGGCGAGTCGGTATGGCTTGGGAAATACTTTTCTATGAAGAACGCAAATATCAGAGCAGTGACGAGATCAACGAATTGAACGCACTCGGACGCTTAAAGGAAACGCTGAAGAAACTTGGTGGTGTTGAGAACTTTGAGTTTGACGAAAACGATAATTACACCGGTAAACAAATGGAGGAAACCGTGAACGAAACAGAAGTTGAAACAGAAAAGACGGTGATGGTTAGCCTGACGGCGGATATCGCTAAGAACGTCGTTGACTTTATTAACGCTTGCGACAATCAAAACGACAATGCCTTGAAAGCGCTCTTGACTGATTGGCAAGGCGGAAAGGTTCGCTTTGAATACGCTGAGGCTCAGCGCCTTGCAATCATCTTGAACTTGCTGGTCATTAACTACGCCGACGGCGGTATTGAAATGCTTAGCCCGAAAGCACGGTTCGTTTACACTCGTGACGCCGTGACAAAGGCGCTTGCCAAAGCCGGCGTCATTAAAGACTTGGATTGGTGGAAGTGATGGAACTTGTTTTGCTGTTCGGTTCATACGCCGGCGTCATCATTGTGGCGTTCACGTTATGGCATATGGCCATCAAACCTTCAGGACCGAAATTCAAATGGACTCACTTCCCCGTTTACGAACCTTGGGGACGTGAACTGTGGGGAGGTCAAGCGCCGTTCAATCCGAACCTCAGTGACGAGGAAGCGTTAATGGGTTGTGATTGGTGCGAGCGTTATGTAGCCGACGGAGATGGGCGCTACAGAGGCGAAGCCGGCGAATACAGGCTTTGCCCCATTTGTGAAATTACATACGACGAGGGAGGACGCTAGTGGCCACTTGGCGAGAACGAGCGAACTGTAAAGGGATACCGACCAAGGTTTTCTTTCCGGCTCAAGGTGACTTTGAAACTTTGCGACGTGCGAAAGACTTATGCGCAACCTGTCCGGTGATGCTTGACTGTTTAGAGGATTGCCTCAATGCGCCTCAAGAACACGACTGGCACGGGATATTCGCCGGCACTGGTCCACGCTCACGTCACAAAATGCGAATGGAACGAAACAAGTTAGGTTCGGCGTACCGTGTTCAATTACCTAAGCGTGTGCCAACCAAGATTCAGTGGAGTCACGAAAAGCAAAAGTACATTACGGTCAAGATCAAACCGCTTGACGATTAGTATTTTGATTCGTACGGCAAGTCGGCTTCAACACGCTTTGCTGAACCACCGATTGAGTATCCACGAAGTTCGCCGGCTTTAACTAAGTCCCACGCCCAATCCTCCCAAACAACACCGAGGAACGGAGTGTCGGCAGGGAACGTGAACTTTGTTACGCCTTGATTCGGTACAGTCAATTCGGCTTCAATGGGAAATGGCCACGTCAACATTTCAACCATTTCGCCTGCCGGCTTTTCGCTGTGTTGCAAGTAAATGGTTCTGTCGCCTTTACGTACCCAATCCCACATTGCTTTTTGTAACGTCTCAGCGTCAGCGAATTCGCCGTGTGCATCCTCACGGTCAGGAATGTACGCCGGACCAAGTGTGTACCGGTATTCAACAGCCTTTGATACATAACCTTTGGTAAGGCTTGTAGCCATATCAAGTTTGGTGTCAATAGTAAACGAGTACGGGAAACTTAGTTTGTGTACCGCTTCAAGTTCGTCCTCAATAAGATCGTGAACAAGTTTGACGCCTTCAGTTACTTTGTCAACGGCGTGCGCAGCGTCGTGTAATTCAATCAACGATTTAACGGTTGCCCGTTTCAATTCGTTTTCTGCGAAGCCTTCAATTTGAGCGAGTCGTTGATCTGCGAGATCGCTGCTTTCGTAGCAGCCGAACGCTCTGCCAGTCTGCGAGACGACGCAATACTGACCATCTTGTTCAACAATTGACCGCAGAACAGAAGTGTAACCGCTATTGCCGTCGCTAAGTACGCCTTCGTCCTCATCTATTTCTCCCAAAACTTTAAGCACTTCCGGCGCTTCAGCAATATCGCTGTCAGGGTTCACACGCTTCCACGCAGCAAGAACTTTGCTCTTAACGCCAGCCAAGTCGCCGGCAGGAATACGCACACGGTTGCCTCGGAAACCGCCAGCGCCTAACGCAGCAACGGCACGGCCAATTTGCGCAGCGCTTTCTTTATCTGTTAAAGAATCCCACAAACGCAACTTCCACGTTGACGGCTTAGATTCATCAGGCACGTAAGCAAATGCTTCAGCCGGGAACGCTTCACCGCCTTCAGTTTTCATTGCTTTAGAAACGTCCTTAGTTACCGGTCCGCCAACGACCCAAGCGTCACACGTTCTTGACGCAGCACACTTAAAGTCCCACGCCTCGCAGTAACCGAGTACGCCGGCTTTAATAGTTCCCCAAGCATCGTTACCGGTTTCGTTTCCTAAACCTTGCTCAATACAATCAAGCATCGCCGGCGTGCGAATAAACGCTGCGCAATTACCGCAACGCTGTTTCTTTGCTTCAGCCGGCGTAACGTCCCAACGGTCAGCCGACTCCGCCCAATATTCTGTATTGGCTTCATTCGGGTTTAACGGACCGTAATGCGCTGCTTCAATAGCGTGCTGGCGATTCTTTAAGTTTACGGCGATGTCGTGTGTTGCTGTGGGACAGGCTGCTTTAGCGTACACGGTCACCTCAGGAAGTAAGCGACGCACTGAGTTGCCAATCCCACTTCATGTGAGCGTCAATGCGTTCAGCAATAAAGTTTGCGATGCCTTGTTCTTCATTTTCTTCAGCGACTTCAAAAAGCATTTTGAGCATACTGACGACCTTTGTGTTCTTGGCGAAGAGATCAGCAGCCAATTCGTAAGCGTCGCTAGTTTGCGAATCGTCAGCGAACATTGCTGTGTTAACCATCTCCGTAAGGTTTAACGGACGACCTTTGATCTTGCGAATATTCTCCGCAAACGGGTCAACCGAACCGTACACGTCGTCGTAGATATCAGCGAACAATGAATGGTATTGTAAGAAGTCTTGGCCGGTCACGTTCCAGTGAGCACGATGCGCCGAAGCGTAAAAAACCAATACGTTGGCAAGCATTTCTTGCATAGCCGTAACCAAGTCAACCGGCTGAGGTTCGTTTGCTGGCGGAGTCATCATCGGATACATCACCGTCACAGTATCAGACGTTGCGCCGGTTCGGTTAGCGCTTACGTAATCGTATTCCGCTTTAGAAAGTTTGCCATCTTCAATAAGTCGGTCACGTTCTTTCTCTGCCCAAGCCTTAGCACGATCTTGATTCACGTTGCTAATGTCGCCTCCCCAAAGTAACCAAGCAACTTGGCCAGCAGTCGGTTTATCACTAGCGCCGTTCAGGTATGCCTTTGCGTCGGGGGACTTCAGATCGGACTCGTGACGAGCAAGCCAAGCAGCCATTCGCATAACTTTGTTCGGCGTCGCTGAACCGGAAGCGAGGTCACGTGCCTCGCTAATCGTTTGTGCTTTAAGCCCGTCGCCGGCGTACTCAAGTAACTTGATACCTTGACGAGCGTTGCTAGAAATATACGAAGGTACGGCAACCACGCTTTAACAATACCACGCTGACAGTTAACGCAATTGACGTCAGTTAATTTTTGCGTACAGTCGTATGTTTTCGTACGTCATTTTGCGTTCAGTACGATAAAGGTGCGTGCCGAGCGTATTGCTGTACCGTTCAAGTTCGTTATTGAACCATTCAACCGAATTGAAAGTTCTATTGTCGTTCTGCGCCATTAGGTTCATCTCAATAATTTCTAGTTGCCACATCATCTTGGCTTGTTCACCTAAACCGCCGGCGCTTTTGAACGGCACGAAACCGGCAGCATTGTTATTTGACGCAAACAGGATTCCGAGTTTTTTGTTTTCTTTTTCGTATATTGCGCAATCGCAAGGGAAGTTGTCGGGTAGGGAAACAATTTCTTGTTTCGGTTCAAAGATAACGACAGCGCCTTCACTGAACTTTTCGTCAGCGGAATAAGGCTTATCTTGTTCAGTATTAGACATAAGTAATCATACCATTAAATACGATCAAGTAGGAACCGGTTTCTTAACGTACTTAGGTATTGCGGTACTAGCAACATCGTCGGGGATCACTACGCCTTCGTAAATAGTCACGTTGTTTTCTACACGCTGGCCAGTAATAAGGATTCGGTATCCTCGGTCAATAAGCAGTTCTTCTTCTCGTGCGTGATGAGAAATTGGTTTAAGCCAAACGGCACGAGTACCGGCAGGAACACTCAACTCAAGAGTTTCGCCAGCAAAAACTCCGCTTGACTTTGCCGTCGTTGAAACGAAGTTGTCGTGGATAATGACTTTTCCGACAGCGTTTTTAAGTTTGACTTCTGAACCGTTTGCGTCTGTCCAACTTTGAGCACGACGCACAACCTTGACGTCCTCGGTCAGCACCGAATTGCTCATAGCAGCGTCAATCTTTTTAATCTTTCTTGAAACAGAATCAGACTCAAGTACGTTATCTCTAAGCGACCTGTTGATCTCAACATAACCACTACCCGAATAACTCTTTAGAGCAACTTGCTGGTCAGCCGGTAAGCCCGAAACTTTGCTGCCGTATTGGTTATCAAAATACTGTTCACTGCGGAACTTGTATTCCCTAGCGAGCAACGTCGGGTCAATGCTCGCCGTCTCAGGTGTTTGTATCTTAATGGAAATACCGTTCTTCAATTTCCATGCGTCGGTTCCAACAAGCAGTTCCTCTTGCTTAGCCACCTTGGCTGCTAGATCATCAAGCCGTTTCATTAACGTCTCAACAAACTTTTCCGGCGTCATACCTTTCGGTAACTTGCCAGCCTTAAACGCTTCGTCGGCGTAATTTTTCCAAAGGTCAACGAACGCTTTATGTTCGCCTGAGCCACGCTGCGTAATACCTTCAACACGCTTTAGTAGTAACTGAATCTTTCCGGACTCGGAAGGCTTAACAATGTTGACGCCTTTACCGGCAGTGAAGTCGTCCCAAAGTTTTTGATACGCCATCTTTGTGGAAGCGTTTTTGTTTGGATTGTAATGAGAACCGTTTTCTAAGAACTTCCATAAAGCATCAGCGTCATCGCCGGCATTTTTGCCGAGATGTTTGAACGCTTGCCCTTTGTCAATACCAATTGGCGTTATCGCCGAATCGCTACTGCTGCTTAAACGAATGAATTGTTCGGTGTGCGAGTCGTAGTTGCCGATAATCCAGTCGGCTAATTGGTTTTGTTGCAACGCTTCAACTTGTTGCTCAGAAAGTTTCGTCGGGTCAAAAACGCCGGAGTTACCGAACGCCGGCTTCACGCTGTCAACACGACCGCCTTCGGACAACACTTTATGTAGCGAACCGGTTTGTCCGTTGATCGTAACGAGTTCAACTTCAGCGTGCGGTACGCCGAGCATTTCCATTGCGTTGTTTGTTGCTACTTCAAGTTCCGCTTGCCAACGCTCCTGCGGTTTGAATATGTATTGTTGACCTGTTGAGTCCGTATAGACACGCTTCGGGTTTTGGCCAGCCAATTTGGTTGACGCTTGTGCGTCTAGTTTCAAGCCACCTTTGATATCAGGAACGTCCCAAGGTCCAGTTGTTGTTTGAGTTGCCGGCGAAGGTATTGGTGTTACCGGTCCATCGGGCAGTTTGACGGTTACCTTCGGCGGACCTTTCTGTGGTTTCGGTGCTGTTGGCGCAGTCACGTTTACGGTTGCCAACGGGTCGTCAAACAGTTGAGGGTTGTTGCTGTAATGATCGCCGAGTTTGCGTAACGGCGTACCTTTGTTTGGCAAGAACTTAGCGCCGATAGAACCGTCGTCGGCTGCACGGAAAATGGTTCCATCTTTTTTGATGATGAACTTTTTGCCGTTGTTGTTTGTATAGCGAATAACGTCGCCGTCAACAATATGTTCCGGTAAGTCTTTAGTTGCTTTGACTTTGATTGGTCCGGTTGGTTTAACGGTTGGCGTAGTCGGCGCAGCAGCCGGCGTTGGCGTAACCGGCGCAACAGGAGTTTTAACTTGCGGCAATTCAATTACTGACGGTTTCAGTTGAACGGTTGTATTTGAAAAACCGTTCATCTCAAACTCAACAGCCAACTCGTCCCAATAATCCTCGTCAAGAGCGTCAACACCTTTAAGCCACGTGCCAGTTTCTTTATCAAAGTATGACCATTCCTGCGTGTTCTTATCCCAACGCCGGCTTTGATAGATACGATTATTTTTTATTGAGTTGACTTGATAGACGCCGGAGTTCGGACTGACTTCAATGAACTCAACGTCTATTCCTTCAAACGGAAGTTTGACAACATTCGTATTCGTTAACTGAACTGGCGCCACCGGTGTGATGGTTGGTTTGAGTAATTGTCCTGAAGTTTTTAGCGACTTCAATTTGTCAATTAGTTCTTTAGTGCCTCCGGGATAACCTCCTTCCATGTCAACAAAGTTGTTGATGGATTCTTGTTCAAACCAAGTTCCGGTTCGTTCGGAGTAACGGTATTTGAAACCTGTTTTTGTTTCATATTCCCAAATGCCTTCAGACAGTTGATACATCTGTTTCTGTTCGCCGTATGCGTCAATGATTGAAACGACTTGTTGGTCAGCCTTCGGTATTTTGCTGACGACGTTAATGTCAATAACCGGTTTGACTATGAACGGGTTGTCGGTTTCCTTAAGATGTTCAATCAAAACTCCGAGTCCCGAACCTTTTGTGGGAACAATTTGTTCTGACATGAAACCGTCGTATCGGTACACTTTGCCTTCCGGCGTTATCAAGTAACTTGTTCCGGGTTGGAACGGGTCGTGTAGGTGAACATCGCCGTTTGGCCAATATTCGTGTTCCATTATTTTGCCGTTGGTAGGTACTTTGATTACACCTTCGGGTGGCGTGTTGACTTTTGGTTTAACAGGAGTGACATCAACGAACGCCGGCGGTTCAACAGTGAGCGTTGGGTTCGGGTGCTTAGTTAAAATGACGTCAACAGTGTCAGATATTCCTGAGCCTTTGGCCGGAAACAATAATTCTTTTGTTCCCCATTTGTCGTACATGAAAAGTTGTCCGTCGGTATCAAGAATGTAATCGCCACCGCCACCGTGAATAATTGTTTTGCCGTCTGGTTGGTGAGTGAACGCATACGTGGTGTCGGTTTCGGGGAAGTCCATTTGTATTGACGTTTGTTTGTACGGGTTCGGCGTCATTGCGTCAATAGTTTCACCAAGCGCCGAATTCGGAGTCGGTTTGATTGTTGACGGTATGCCGGACTGCGATATGAAAGTAACAGTCCCGTCATCGTTCAATAAGTATTCAAGGCTGGAGTCCGAAGGGTTAAGCACTGACGACGTTCCGTCAGGGTAATGCGTATAAGACCAGACGCCATTACTTTTCGGATACGTGATTGGTAATGCTTCGGTAGTCGCAATAGTTGTTGATGCTTCACCGCCAACACCTAACGCTTCGTCCGCTAACGCTTGCGCTTCCGATGCTGACATACTCGGTTCAAGAGATACCGGTATAACTTCCGATGTTTGCGGAACGACGTCAATAACGATGGGCGTGTCGGCAGCGGTTTGGCCAGCCTCCGTCAATTTTCCCGGAGTAAAACCAAGCGGATTCTCAGGCGTGTTACCGCCAATAGGTTGCGGAGGTGTGTGCGTCTTAACGTCGGTAACGAGCATCATTGTGCAACGACAGTTCGGGTGCGCCGGCGGTGTCATGCGTCCGGTAGAGAACGGTTTGTTTAATGGTTGTAGTTGCCCGTTAAGCGGTGCGCAAATGTTGCATACGTCAAAGCGTCCCGTTGACCACTGCTTGCGAGAGTTCTTAGGAGAGATAATGCCTTTCTTTTCCATTTGAAGGAACGACTGAAGTTTGCCTTCGTTGTTGGCCGTCATCATTTCGGTACGTGCGATAGTGCGTGCTCTTGCTTTACGCAGTTTGTCAGCGTACTTCTGCGTATCCTTCTTAACTTTTTCTACAGCCTTAGAGCCGGTAATACCTTTCTTGGCTAAGTCTTTCGCTATCTTTTCTGCCCGTGTCGCAACCGCTTGTTCGTAACGTGTGGTTAAACCGTTCACGTTAGTTCCGAACAGCGTCGCTAAAGACTTCGCTGGGTCGGTAGTTGGGTTTACAAGTTTTAACGCTGCAACAAGATCGCTTTGTAGTTGTGCCGGCGTCCGCCCAACCTTGTATGCACGTGCGACAACTTGGCGTATCGCTTCACGCTGCGACTCAACCATGTTTGTCACTAACTGTGCGGACTGTTTCTTAGCGAACGAGATCGCTCCCGGTGCAGTTTGGTCAAACGTGTGTTGCATGACGATCTTGGAAGGCAACGGCGGTGTAAGCGATTCGGCTTTGCCTATTGCTGCGTACTGGTTTGAAATGCTTTGTACGGTTTCCCGTGTTGTGATGACCGCCGACTCAACAAGTTCTTTGAGCAGCAAAGTTTCAATGACG